TATATATTCCCTTTTATAACTACGTTTTATTTAAACTTGACAAATAACAGGAGTCTTATACCATGTATTATATATTATGTAAAGATCAACTTAATAACTTAATAGGAAGATCTGATAGAGTGTTCTTCCCTTTTCAGATTGATTCTATTATAAAAGAACTCAATGCTAAAGAAGACGGCTATATCTATTATAAACAACTTGACAATGAATAGGAGATTATTACCATGTCAATAACTAGAAATTATAACGGGTCTTATACAATATCAGATATTAAAGATAACCAATATATTAAACAAACATATTACTTCTACACGCTTAAAGAAGCTAAAAGAATGTTTAAGGAATACTTGACAACATTATAAACTTATGTATTATTACTTTATAAGGAGATTATACAATGATTAATACCAATATACGCTTTAACGGCTTTTATGACTCTATTCATATGGATAACATTGACTACGCTATTGAGTCTTATTATTCAGATGATAACGGATTCTATGATTATGATTCGATAGCCGATAACATAGACTATAAGACAATCTTTAAAGATTATATAAACGTCTTTACAGATGAATTTAAGTCATGGATTCAAGATAACTATGATCTTGACATAGCTTTTAAGGATTTAAACCTTATAAGCCCTAAATACTATAATTATTCAACAGATGTAATTAATTGCAATATATCAGAAAAAGACAATGCTTTATTGATGATAACCTTTAAACGTGATAAAGACTTCATTAAGTATTTAGAGGAGAGAACTACGTCAAGAGACGGCTTTATCTCTCATTATACCTTTGGAGAGGCTTTATCAAATAAAGACGATATTTTATCGGATTATATTTTAAATTATCTTGTCAATAAGTTTGAATCTGATAATCTATTCATGCTAGATAACTATGACTTTATTTATCAATCTTTACATTAAGGAGATTAAACAATGAATAACTTGACAAAGAACTTCATTATATTACTATTAGGCTTTATCAACTTTTATATGTTCTTATTATTAATCTTATCTTACTAGGAGGCTATAAAATGATTAATGAAAATTTTAGCATTGGTTATAACGAGGGCTTAAACGCCCTTGAAAATATATCGCTTGTCAATGAAAACCCCGATCATGAAATTTTAGCGGGTCTTTTATCATCTATTGCGAATTGCGTCTATTATTATGCACCTAGCGAAAAGGCTGCAAACGAGCTTTTTAAATTCGCTATGGACTATGCAAAAGAAGAAAATGCCAAAATAGGCATGATCTTACCAAAGGAGACTACAAAATGAAGCGAGCCATAATAACACTTGACATTTCTTACAATGAAACTAACTATAATAGACCTGATTCATGGATATTTTCAGAACTATTTGATTTAGATGCTGAAGAATCAGTATCAGTTATAAGTATTGAAGATGATTTACCATTACAGGAGACTATATCATGCAAACAGAAATAGACTATATAAAAGAGTTAAGCAAAGATTACGTTAAGCAAAATAAAGAGGGCTTATTCTATATTCCTAATTATTGGGATAGAGAAGAGGCAAAATCTTATAATGTAGATTATCATAACGCTACAAGTTATTTTAAAACTATGATTAACAACCTTAATAAAGGAGGGTAATACTATGCAAATAGAACTAGACTATATTACAGAGGCTCTACACGCTATCGACCTCAATTTAGAAGATGTCAGTAGAGGCATTACACCCAGCGGTTATCTTACAATTAATCAGTATTTAGATGATATGCGATATCAGTTATCAGAACTTAATACTGAAATTTCTAATTTGGAGGTTTAATATGTCTGATATTCAATATAAATACAAATGTAGTGATATTGATAACCCTGATAATCATTATCATTATGGCATCGAATACTCTTCTGATTTAGAGGGTGTCTTTATAGACCATATAGAATGGTATTTATCAGAAGAAGAACGAGACAAAAATTTTAATAATAGTGAAGCAATTGACGCTAACAAGATCATGGAGACCTTATTATGAATAATTATTCCTATTCTTATGACTCTGATACTAACCATTTCATGCTTTTTGTAGATGATTTGTTAGTATATGATATGTCTTATTGCGACCCTATGACCGATAACGAAGCCGAAGAGTTAGCTTTAGAGTTATTTATAGACTACAAGGAGAACAGATAATGTATGTTATAGACTTTAAAAACAGAACTATTGCTAATTTTAACAATAAAAGGCTATCAGAATTCTTAAATGATGTAATTATTTACAATCAATCTACAATTAAAAACTACTATTTTATTAACACTAAAAAAGAAGCTGAATCAATTATTAAAAGTCAAATGAAAGCTAACAATGGATAGAGACCTAGAAAAAGTAATTATGGACTTCTTAATAGGGTTTGTTTTAGTCTCTATATTCTCGATCTTATTCAAAGTAATTGAATTTACCCTGAAATGTATATTAAAACGATTTTAAGGCTCTTTTTAGAGCCTTTTTTATTTCTATGCTACCTGACTATATCTTTTTAAAGATAATGCGTCTAAATGCTATTGCATGCGTTTTACAGGTATGCTTTTACTTCTTTTTCTTCTTTGACATTCCTGCTTCTGATAAAGCGATTGCAATTCCTTGTTTTGTGGACTTGACAATATTACCGCTTTTACCTGAATGAAGCTTGCCTTTTTTGAATTCACTCATTACCTTGCCGACTTTAGCAAGTTTAGCTTTCTTTGTTGTAGGTTTTTTCATATTTTACCCATAAAAAAAGCCCTTTATTTACAAGGGCTTAAAACTACTACGGAAATGCTGGGCGAGACTATCCCAACAACCGAATTATAGCATAAAACATATTACTCTGTCAAGCGACAATACGCCTTGAAGCCATAGTTAGCATGTTATCAAAGGCTAGTGCTAATTGGTATTCATAATCATCGTATTTAGAGGTTTTAAGGTATCTAGCGTAAACTGCATCCTTTTGATCTGGCTCAAGACTGCTTATGATCGCATCAATGGTTCTGACATTGGTCATATCCATTTCTGATACCATGTCTTCAAAGGCATCGCTAGTAGACTCTCCACCGCTAATCATACCTAATGACTTGCTAGGGTATCCTAACTTTGTGCTAGGTGCGTGCATCCACAAAGCCCAATCGTCTAGTATTTGCTTTAACCTGTCTATGTGCATCTATTCCTCGCTTGAATGAATATAAATACTTTTAATCCTATCGCTAAAGTCTGGCATAGGGTGATATATGTCTTGTAGCATTGGCACTTTAACTTTTGAGAATATAAGAAATCTATTCTGCTTGTTGACATTTACTAGACCTGCTGCGTGCATATTATACAACACCCCCATAAGTCTTCTAGCATCAGTCTTTAATGCAACTGCTATTTGTGGAATAGTTAATGCGTCATTCTCGATGACATCTAAAATATGTATTCTAAACTTCTCTAGATTGACTGACTTGCCATGCACTTCGTATTGTCTTTGATGTGGCTTCACGATACATCCATCACTTTACATTCCCACTTTCTTCCAGATTTAACCCACCCATGAATATGTATTTTCATTCCACTCTTACGAACAGTTCCTACATGCTCACTATCTGCAATCTTATTAGCCCTTGCTGACATATTACTAGCTGATGTAGTTTGAACTGCAAGTATCTCACCATCTTTAATAGCAAGTAAATCTATAAATCCAAACATATCTTGTCTTATCTTTGCAAATGCGTTCCATCGTTCTGTAATGGCAACAAGGTATCCTTCTTCTCTTAACTTCTTAAGACTTAACTGCGTTGGGCTAGTTGCCATTATACTTCATTCCCCCATACATCCCATCCTTCAGACTTTTGTCTAGCAAATAATTCTATTCTAGGCAAGTCACCTACAAGCTCAATAATTCTTTGTTTGGTAATGTCAGGCTTTTTTGAATGTTTTTCTATTGGTGTATCTATTACAGAGTGAACACCTGCATTAATTCTTTTTGGATTTCCCTTTGTTGCTAATAAACATATTTCAGCGTTAGCTCTAGTCCACCTACCCATTCCCATAAACCAAGTAGTTGCTATTTTATTTCTTTTAACCCAAGTAAACGCACAAGTTTTATATTCAAAACCCCATTCTTTTATTAAGTCAAAACATTCATTAAGTTTTGGCATGGTAACCCATAAAAATAAAATACAATCTTTATCGGCAATGTCTTTAACTGGTAATGAATTTATCCAATCAGCAGATTGTGTTGGGTATTTACAACCAGCACCTCTATTACCTGACAATGCTTTATCTTTATATGACCATGGTGGGTCTGCGTAAATGATATTATATTTTTTATTTGGAAATGGTATATGTTCAGATGTCATCAAATTGACTTTCGTTAGGTTTAGATACTCCATCAAAAAAACGTTTTTCTACTTCACCTGTTGACTTGTTTAATTCGTATTCATAATGCAATCCATCATTACCATTTTGACCTACAGTATCAATGCGAGATTGTTTTTTCTTTCCAAATATTTTATTCCAATTATCTTCTGCTTCTTTTTCAGAAATTAATAATGGTCTTCTTCCAGAACCTTTACCCAATTTTAATGATCTCCTTTTCAAACAACCAACCAATAGTTTTACGATGAGCAGATTCCCATGCTTCAACTCGTTCATGCTTATCTAACTCTTTATGGTTGTCTATCATATCATGGCACATATAGCAAAGACTAGCGATTCTGTAATCATGTGCTTTAATTCCTGTGCCTTTGCCATCACGTTGCTGATTAGAATGAGCAGCACAAACTGTACCATCTTGTCTTCCACACATAGCACAAGGAAACTCACGAACTGCTTCTAACAATTTCTTGTTTCTATAATTCATTAAAAAGGTGCTTCCTCATAGTCGTTAGTATTAAATGGCTTAACAGGTTCTTTAGGTAATTCTATAACTTGCACATCTGGGTGAGTGTCTTTATACCATTTGGCTTCACGTCTAGACCAACGATGCTTACGAATAATCTCACCATCATCAACAACTGCATGAGTAAAATTAGTCATCTTCTACCTCTAGTTTAATTTTGCCTATACATTTTGGAGGAACTTTTGGGTCCCATGTATCAATAACAATACCATTTTTATCTTGTGTAAATACTATTTTTCCAAATACATTCCATACATACAAATATTGTGGCTCTTTAGGTTGTGTAATAGGATTTTTATTTAACCAATCTTGTGGATATGTATAAGTTTTAATTGTTGAATCACTACTCCTTGTTCCTCTATACACATTTCCATCACCATAACAATTACATTCAATACTAGGCTCTTTAGGTTGTGGTTTAATGCGGTATTCTTCATCTGCTATATCGTTGTTAAATTCAGGAAAATAATCTTCATCCCAAACTGACCAATCACTCCAAATACCTTTACCTAATTTTGTTCTGTATTCTATTTCACCGCCATCAGCTAAATGTTTTATTTCTTTATGCCATTTATGTTGTTTCATAGTTCCCAACTCCAACCTAATTGACTCGCCCACTGCTCTATTGACTCTTGATACCGAGCCATTTCGTGAGTAGAAAGTTTTGTAGTAGACTTAACTAACTCCACAGGGTTACCAGCTATTTCAGTTTGGTAACGTAAAAATTTATATCCCATTAAATCGTGAACAGTGCTAGGATCTTCACCAATGTAATTAGCTATTGACCCATATAGCGACCACAATCTTTCATTTTGCTCTAGTGAACGTACTGCTTTTTCTTCATTCACATTAACTCTCCATCGTTTAGATAAGTCTAAAGTCTTAATCTTTTCCAAGAAATTCTCTAGGTTGTATTTCGTTAAAACGAACCGAATCATAACTATCTCTCCATCCTTTAGATTTAAAAGTTACACCGTCTTTAGATGTCGCTTTGTATATTATATCATCACCGAATAGTTCCTTGCAACTTTTTATAAAATCATTTATTGTCATTTAATTCCTAACTTTTTAAATTTAGCCCTTAAATATTTCCAATCAGCTAACATATCATCGCCACCTTTATTATAAATATCTAAAAGGTATTTACCAAATAATTTTTTAATAATTGGATTAAGAGATTGATTAAATTTTAATCTTGACTCAATAACCCTTATTTCAACCATTACTAAAACTTCTTTTTTTGTGTATTTTCTTTTTATCATTACGGTCTCTCCTTGTATGTTAGTCCTTTTTTGTCGAACCAAAATCCCCACTTACCCTCGACAGGATAGTTACGTTGCTTCTGTAAATACACCATGCAATCTGGTAAACCTTTTAATTCTTCTTCTGTCTTCTCACCTGTTTCAATATCATATTCCTTCTTCTTATTGCGGAACACACAGAGGATGTTATCGCATAAATTGCGAATATGACTCGATCCTAAAATGTGAGTAGCATCTGGCACTTCATGTTCGTCTGCCATTTTTCTTGTGTGTGCGACTAAAAAAATATGTATTTGTAAATCTCTGCAACAAGTAGCAAGTCTGTCTATAAAAAGTTTTTGTCTCTCGTAATTGTCTTCAGAAATATCTGACATTTTCATAAGAGAGTCGATAACAAATACTTCTACACCTAACACATGCTTACCCCAATACAATGTTGCTATCATGTCTTCACTAGATGTTGAACCTGTTTGATCGTACAAATATAATTTATCTTTTGCACGTTCACAAAACTTTATAATAAAATCATCCGTAGGTTCTGATGACTTTAATGTTTGTTGAACCATACGAGCAATAGTAAGCACAGGTCTCATCTCTAGTGATGCAATTAAACATTTAGTTTGTTGTTTCATTAATGATAAAATAACTTGCGACAAGAACATTGACTTACCATGTCCTGAAACTCCTGTCAATACAGTTAATTCAGCAGGTCTTATTTTGAAGTCATCTTCCGTTTTAATGAAGCCCAACGATTTACCGCTGTGTATTTCAGAATTAAAATATGAAACGACACTTTCAGTAAAAACATCCGTACTCTTAACAAGAAATTCTGCATTGTTATTTTCACCCTTGTAATATTCATTTATAATTTCCTTATTGACCGTCAACTTCTCTAATGCTTCACCTATATTCATTTAACACCATCCCATTGACTTCTGACTTTTTCAATTCCATCTTCCCATCGTTCTTGATTGATGTAAGTTAATGGTGCTGGATTAAATCCATCCTTCCATTGTTTAGATTGTTTCATTGCTTTAACATGAGTAATAATTTTATCTGCAATGCTATCCAACTTCTTATTAGCCCATTTATCCATACATGGTTTTTTACCTACTTTTCTATTGACTGGATACTCTTTCCAAAACTCTTCGAATCGCACAATAGATATTATCTTATCTTCTCTTATCTTATCTGGGGCGGATGTTGTCTGCCCATCGTCTGCACTTTGGGCGGAATTTGTGCAAAGCCATTCAGATAAAACTTCTAACATATTGATTATATAGTCTTTGTCTTTACGCAATCTAAATGCTATAATATCAACACTAGGTAAATTACCTTCATCTTGACTAGCTAAACACCATAGCTCAAAAAGTGTTGCTTTTTGATCTGAAGTTAGTTTAAACCAATCTAAATTATTTAAAATATCTCTACCATAAATCTTAAACCATGTCATCTCTTTTCTGTATTTTGGATTAGAAACATTATAATAATTAAACTTGTCCCAATTTTTTATTCTCACATTATTCTCCTTGTGGAATAGTTTCGGCTTGTCTTCTCTTAATTAAAATTTCTTCAATTTGCTCTGCACGTTTCTTTGGAATATCTTTAGTTGGTTCTTTAGCCCAATACTGAATAGCTTGAATAGAAATATCTAAAGCATATGCCATCTTGCGTCTTGAGTTATTAAAGTGTGATACAGCTTCCGTAAAGTTCATTTAAGTCTCCTTATTAAAAATGAGACATGACTATAACACCTATTTAAAATCTTGTCAAGAAGTTAAAAGTCGGATAAATACCACCCTATTAAAATAGTTGTTGACAATAATACAAAGTAGGAGTATAGTGGCTGTTCTAGTTTAGGAGTTGATATGGAAAGATTTATTCGTATTATTACTAATGAACGATTGCAAAAAAAGTTTACACAAAAGTTCTATTATGTGGTAAAGTGGTTTTTAGTAATATTTTGGGGGTATTTTTTATGGCATCTAATTTAAGA